AGTCGGTATGGTAGCGGTTAGGGATAAGTTCGTCTATATCTGCCTTGATATCCTCTATATCTTTGTGTATTTCGTCAAGCTTAACTTCATACTTGGCTATGATTTCTGCAAACCCGGCATTGATTTCTTGACTGCGCCTAATAAAGTCCGCTAAGCCATTTTCTCTCTCTCGGCTTTCTTCCTTCGACTGCTTAAAGAAATACCATATGAACCAACCAAGCGCGAAAACACAAGCTACTGGAAAACCAAAAGATGACATAATCTCGGTAAGCTGTTCCATTATTCTCACCCCTTTTTTTATGATAGAGTTATTGAAAAACTACCCGAAGGAACGGCAACAAAAGCGCCGTTATTTTGTGCGTTTGGTATTGCCGCCTTGTATGATAAGTGAACGTAGATTCCTGATTCTGATATTTTTGTATCATAGGAGAACTTAGAAGAATTTGGAATTGATATACCCGATGAGCTGTCTAAGTAATTACCATTACATCTACATATAACTGTGCCGTCTACGGTTGCGGCCGTTGCTAAAATTGGCTTTGATAGAGGAATAGTAAATGTTGCTTCTTTTCCTCCCGATGTAACGAAGCCCGCCCAGCAAGTGTCATAATTACCAAAGGTTATTGTGTCTCCTGCTTCATAAAAAAGCTTGGTATTTCCCTTGTAGTAAATTGGCACATTAAAGTTAAAATCTGTTGCGCTCCAATCGAAGATGGGAGAAGTCTTAATCTTAACTTCAGCGCTTAGTATTCCATCTGTGATTACTTCGTCCACTGCGCGGGCTTGGAATGTGTATGCTTTTTGGTAGTCCAAGCCAGTGACATCAAACTGCGCGGAGTAGGTGTTGCCGCTTATTGTGGGCGTAGCTGTTATCCAATTCACATATGCGCCATCATCAGCCTTATAACGATATTGAACGGTTAGTGTGTTTGATACCGCGCCGAAAGAACCGTTAAAGTAGTTGCCAGTAATTGAAAGTGAAACAGAGCCTTCCGCGCTTGGTATGCCGCAATCTAAGCCGCAAGTAAGTGTCGTATAATCAACAAGAGTAAGTGTAGGTGTATAATATCCCCACAAGCCTCTACTATCAGACGCGCCAAGCTTAAAGTTAGCGCTGCTAACCCCTTGGACTGTTGCAGAAGCGGTTACGGCAACTACCTTATTATCAAGGTAAGCCGCATATCCATCTATTGTTGCTCCTTTTTTTGGTTGCGCGCTTATGTTAATTTGGGCTATACTATAACCTTTTATGAACTTGCTTTCGTCCCCTGTAAGCGCAACCGCGTTTTGGTTTATATCCTTAACTGTGCCCGTAACTGTTGGCGTGCAGTTTACAATAGTAAGCTGTCTTGGAACGCTGTGGCGTATTGTAGAGCCATTAATCGTTGTCTGTATGAAGAAGTGAACTGTGCGCGTAGTCGAGGTAGTCGTAGCATTACGAAGCGTATTTCTTTCTGCTGTGGTAAGGTTGAAGGTATATGAAGTCCCAGTTTTTGATACTTCGCGGTATGGTATGTCGGCGGCTGAGCCAGTCAAGCTTATACAAACCTCTACCTTAGTGGCTCTGTTGCCAAGAGGATTTGTATAGTTGATGGTTGGGTTTTCCTCATCATTAAAGTTTGGCGCGGCTGTTATCAAAGCTTTGCGTAGGATTGTATCTAACGTGCCTGTGCCACTTGCGCTTTGTGTGCCAATATTCGCGCCGTTAAAGTTTATACCGAACGCTTGGCTAAAAGAGAAAGAAAAGGTTTTTGTGCCGTCACTGTTGTGGGCTATGACTGTGCTTCCACTTGCAAGAGTCTTGGTTGAGTTTGCATTGATTCCGAGTGTATTTGTGCCGCTATACTTTGTGCCATTGACGGTTACATTCCACTTCTTACTTGCGCCCGAGCTTATAGAAGCATATTTATCTGTAATAAGTTGAAGCTTCCAACTAACCGTGGAGGTATTGTTGATGTCTGAAACGCTTGTGCGATTCCAACTAAATTTTAAAGTTAAGTGTTTTGCGGGAGTTATTGATTTACTGCCACTTGTAGCCATTTCTTTTCACCTCTCTTAGCTGCCAATCCAAAAGCACCCCGTTCTGTCGTATTTATAGTCCTCAAAACGGCTGTTATTGCCGATTATAAGATAAGTATTAGCATGAAGGTTCTTAGCCTTTACACCTTCATTATTTGCCTGTAAGACGCTTTCTCCGCTGCGGTAGACTGTCATACCATCTTCTGTAATGGTTGTTTTCATTTCGCGCCCGCTCTTCTCGACTGTCATTCCTTCTTCATTAAAGGTAAAGCCAGTTGAAGTGGTTACTTTGTCTACGCCGCCCTGCTCGATTTCTTGCTTAAACTCAAGAACTGCTTGCTGACTTTCAAGGCGCGCGCTCGCAATTTCAGTTGTTAGGCTATCAATATCACTGTTTAGTGAGTCAACAGATTCATTAATTTGTTGCTGTTGGTTTTGAACTGTGGCATTGATTGAGTTGACATTAATACGAAGCGCGGATATTGCATCGGTGTTCTCGTCTGCTTGGCTTGCTACTATTTCAATTTGTTTATTAACCTTATCAACTTTAGCATAAGTTTGCTTAATACTATCACCAAGATTACTTGGCGCGCTGTTGATATCATTTTCGTTTTCATTATCCTCATAACTCCATTTTGTCTTTTCTGAAATGCCGCCATTATATTCTATGGTGTCATCAAGCACATATGAAATTGCTTGGCTGCCATCTTTTGTGATAAGGGCTATCTTGTCTCCAATCTCCAAAAGATAGTTGCCGTGCCAGTTACATTCAAATTGATTGAGTGTCAAACCTCCAACCGCGGCGAGGGCATTATCAAGAAGTGTTGCCCTATCTTCTCTGTTGTCCCAAAATGGGTTATCACGAATGAACTGAGTTGAGCCGCTTTCAGTTGTGGAAACGCTTAGGTTATCACCAAGCTCTGTGGCACTAACGATTGTGCCAAGGCGCTTATTAGTTTTGCTTGATAAGGTAAAGTATTTCTCCTTGTCAATCGTAAAGTTTGCATCACCATTTAAGCTTAACCGTCTAAAGCAGATTTTGTTCTCGCTCGTGATGAAGTAAATTGTTTGTGTGACTTCCGCAACAGCATCTAAAGCATCTCTTATCGTCTCTGTGCCTTCAAAGTTAGCGCCCGCCGCATAGGAAGTATCAAAACAAGTTTCATTTTCTCCAACTCCGCTTATGCTATAACCTTTAAGCCCAAGCAACGTCACGCAAGAGGTTATAAACTCTTTAATGGTGTAAGAGTCGGCAAGGGTAAGCTCTGAAACATTGTGCTTTGTAGCCTCATATAAAGCATCATAAGCAGTTATGGAAAGCGCATTGGTATTCTCATCTCTGTGAACCTCAGAGACTTTGAAGCGCGGATAAGCAAATAAAGAAGTGTTGCTCCCATTCACCAATACATCCCATATAAGGTTGATTTCATTTGCCGTAGTTACTGAGAATTGGCGGCTAACATCACGAACCTTTATGTTTGTTTTTTGGCATATTCCATAACCAAAGAACTTACCTTGCCCTACTCGTTCAACCGTGAAGCTTTGAAGGTTATCAGTAGCCTTGAATGTGTATTTAGCACTTGTGCCTTCATACACATAGGCGCGCGCGGTTATATGGCGAACATCAGAATTAAGTTGGGATAGAGCGGCTGAATTATTTATCATTTCTCTATCCCTCCTTATAATTCCTTAAAGGTTATTGTAAAAGCCTTATACAATGTCTTAGAAGCTTGAATTGTATAATACTCAACCTTAACATCTGAGACGATTGCATTAATAGTGGTTAGCTGTTTTGTTTGTGGGTTTAAAAAGCTTATTTGGCATTTGAAGCTGTTTAACGCTTCTTGTAAAGTTGCCATTGTAGTGCTATCCAAGGGAATTATTGTTGCTTCAACGGAATACTTTGAATTAACTAAATCAACTAAAGTATTGCCCGCCGCGTTTGTTTGCGCGTTATAGTTAAAGCTCTTATCAACCTTTAAACCGCTTACAAAGGAGGAATAATCAACTCCTTTTATTTTTAAGTAACTCATTAACTATTCCTCCTTAAACTATGACTAATGGTAAATTGCCTGTCTGTTTAGTAAGCGCATTGATACTATCAACGCTTATTTGTCCGAAAGTCTTTCCATCTACTTGTAGGACTATGTTGCGGCCGCCACCGAACTTGGCAGAGAGTCTATCGGCTATCTTATCAAGCCACTCTGTATTATTCTCAAGAGGCACTATTGCTTCTGCGCCCGCTTCACCTAAACCTCCGAGTCTGCCGCCGCTGGTGAAGAGTGTTGGCTTATCAAAAACACCACCGCGCGCATACCAATCAACGGAGAATTTAGGAACTCTGGGGGGAGAAATACTAAACTCACCAGTGATTTTTACGTGCGGCATTTTAAGTTTTGGTAAGCTCCAATTGAAGTTGAAAAAGCTTCTGATTTTTCCAATCAGTTCTTTCACTTTATCTTTTGCATTTTGAATAGGTGTAAGTATCTTTTGTTTAATGGCATTAAATTTTTCTGCTACACTTGATTTAATAGCCTCAACTCTATTTGCTATTCCTTCTTTTAAGTTATTAAAGCTTTCTACTGCTTTTGTTTTCATCTCTTCAACTTTTTCTGCGATACTGTTAGCTACTTTTATTACTACGGCTTTAATCTGATCCCAGTGCTTAATACAAAGCACTATAATTGCAATAACCGCGGCAATGGCAGCGACAATAGCAATATAAGGAGCTAATGCTGCAGTCGTAGCTGCTGCCTGTGCTAACTGGGCGGCAATAAGCCCTCCAAGAGTTGTAACCTGTGCTGCATCCATAGCGGCTTTAACAGCAGCAACAGCGTTATATAAACCAATAGCTGTAACTATCCCGACAATAATACCAGCCATTACAGCCAAAATAGCTTTATGCTCTAATAGAAATTTTAGAGCTTCACCAAGCTTTTCAGCTACAACTCCAAGCACCTCTTGTATTTTAGGCAAGTAATTCTCTGCAAATGATTGAATATATGGAGTAATAGCAGTAAGCACATCTGCTCCAAGAGTTGTTAGCATAGTTATAATTGGCGCGGCAACTTCACCTAATTTAGCCATTGCTTCATTTAATTTAGCCTGAGCTTCATTCTGAGCCAAAATTGCAGCGTTATTCTTTTCATATTTAGCAGCAGCATCATCATATAAACCATTAAGAGTTTCCCTAATTAGTTTTTCTCTTTCCTGTTGTGTATTACATGCCGCCAGCTTTTCATTAAATTCATCTTCGGACACACCAGCCCAATTTAAAGCATCCGCCAATACACCTGTTACTTTCCCTGTCTTTGCTGTCTCATTTGCCGCTTCAGTCAAACTCTCAATAGGTAAACTGTTACCATAGGTAGCCCAAACACCCTTACAAATAGTAGTCCATTGCGCCTGCTCTTTTTGATTAGTAGTTAGTTTAGCTATATGGGTTGCAGCTTCTGTTGCATTATCATTGTCACCAAGAACACGATATAAATCCTTATAAACTTCCTTGGCTTCGCTAACAGTGCCTCCAGACGCCTCAAATGCAGAGGCTAATTGAGCTTGAGACTGCCTATATTTTTCTGTAGCCGGGCCCAAAGCAAGAAAAGCTGCACCTACTGCCGCAAGAGAAGTAGCCATTACTTTTCCGCCTTTTTTAATACCTTCACTAAGCTTTTTAAAATCAGCATCTACATTTTGAGAAGCCTTAGCAACTTGATCTTTGAAACCGCTAATTTCTTTTTTTGCTTCGCTGATATTCTTTTTAAGGTTGCCAATCTCCGCAGAGATTATAACTTTTAATTCTTCGTTCATCGCTCCACCTCCTTCTCAAATTTTTTGTTAAAGGTTTGTGCGAATTGTTTAAACCTTAATATTGATAGTTCATCCCTTTTCTCTTGTTTCTTCTCTTCAATTTCTTTTGAATCAAATAAGGAAGGATATACTTCTGCAATTTCTGGAACAGTAGCAGAAGAAGAATAGAGCCGTGATATACTGCGCCCAATTAAATCAGCTAATATATAATCAAAAGAAGCTTTTTCTTGAGCTTGTTGTTTCTGTATGCGTTTCTTACTGGCAATAGCTCTGGTAAGCTCTGCTATTGTCATATTCCAAAAATCATACTCTGATATTCCATAATCAAGCGCATTATCTAACCATTTATAAATGTAATTACTAAAAAGAAACGGAGACGGAGGGTGCATTTCCACATCTCCGTTAATTAGTTTTTTTCAGATTCAGTCTCTTCTTCGCCTCTGATAATTCCAGAAACCTTATAGATATCTAAAATAACAGGAATAAAGTCAGTTGCACTATGCCCGTCCGCTAAGTAAGCATCGAAAATGTCATAGGCATCATTTAAGTTAATTCCGTGATTTAACTGTTGGAGTGATGCATACAGAATATTTACCATAGCGGTAATAGTGGGAATAGTATCTCCATCACCAAATATAGCAATAGGATTGCAACCAAGCTGCTTTTCAAGATTGATTGTAGCTCTTGTGCTAAGTCTTAACTTATAATCTTTATCTCCTGCGCTAAAATCAACATACATCATAATAAACTCTCTCTCCTTTTAAGTTATAGTAGGGAGAGTAGGAGAGAGTTGCTTACTCTCCCTACTCCCTTATAAGGGTTAAGCCCAAACCATAGCGGAATTAGGCTTTATTGAAAGTGTATAACCAAGTGCCGCATTGACTCCTGCGCCGTCAAGCTTGACGGAAGAAGTGCCGCTAAACGTGCAAGTGGTTGTATCGGGAAGTGTTACCTTCCAATTTACAGTTCCAGTGAGTCCTGTTAAAGTCTCAAACTGGGTTTTGTCATAAAGGAACTTAAAGGCAATAGAATCGCCATAGTTCTTTATGCCGTCCATATACACATGCGCCTCATCGGCAAGAGTTGTGATTTCGATAGCTTCAGTCTCGCCACCAAGATCAGGTATCTCTTGAAGGTTGGTGAGCTGCGTAAAGTCGCCGGCTGAGCTTGTTTTATAGGATAAGGTAATACCCTTACTAAGAACTCCCATTTATTCATCTCTCCTTAATCAAAATTTTCTAAGGCCAAGCACTCATAAGTTAGTATCTTCTGTATCATTGTTGACGATTTGTCGTAGAGTTCGCCGCTTGATATTCTCTTGAACCCCAAGGGCTTTAGGACTCTATCTATTTGCGCCGCCGTCGATTGTAGAAGGGCTATTTGATTTCCCCATACCTTGATTTGGTATGTAATTCGGCTATACCCGATTGTATCCCCTGTATCGGTTGCGGCGTTATTAAGTTCAAGATAACTTATGCAAGGTACTTTTTCTCGCGCGGTTAGTTCCATTTCATAATGAGTGGGGAGAATGGTGTTTAAAGCACTAACCAATTCTTTACTATAATCAACCATCATCCATTACCCCCTCTTTTAGTATATCTACTATTTTTTCTCTATTTTCATAAAGGCTTGGGCGCATAAAAGGTTGCGGTTTAAGTCCGCTTGTGCTGTGCCAGTTGCCTTTATCGTCTTGGTAGTTCCAAGGCACATCCTTTCTGCCGTTTCCTTTTTCCGCAAATAAGCCTGTGCCATATTCAATATATGGCCCATATTCAAGCGGTGTATATACGATACCCTCTAAGCCTTCTACTTTACTTGTGATTGAGCGGCGAAGTGCTCCAGTATCTTTTTGCGCTTTCTGCTTCGCGCTCCTTTCAACAAGTAAAGCTGCCGTCTCAAGGTTTTTTCTAAGCGCGGCTTCATCCGACATTTTATCAAGCCGCGCTATTAGTTTCTCTGCGCCCTCAAATTCAATATTCATTATCGCGCGGAAGTCGATTGAAGAAAGACTTGTTTAAGTGTTCCACGCGGCTGTATGTAAAGCACTTTAAGTTTTTCTTCTCCATATTGAACTATATAGGTATCATTAATGTCGGAATTGGTAAGCCCTATATACGAAGCTTCACTATATGGTGAAGTATCGGAAACGGTTTGCGTAAGTATATATATTGCCATTTTGATTTTGCCTTGCGGCTTGTCTGTTAGTGTTCGTTGTCCGTACTCGTCATAGTCTCCAAGGAGGAAGTAGTTATAATCTCTCATATCATTATTAATCAAGCTTAACTACCCCCTCTTAGACAACTTTGATTTTTCTTTTCCGTTTTAAGACTTCCTCTATTTCTTTTGGATAGCCATCTACATAGCTTTCGCTAACTCCACTAAAAGACTGCGCCGCAAGTCCTTCATTATTAAGCCGATTTAGCTTAATTTTGGCAATCTGAAAGGCGCAAATTTCAAGCTCATAATCAATATTACGCTGCGTGTAGGCTTCGACTTCGGCAAGTGCCATTTTCAGTGCAAGCCCAATTTGCGCCTCTGTATAATTATCTGCCGCCGCGCCCAAGAACGCTTTTAATTCATCAATCATTCTGAACGCCCCCTATTGGTTGTTTAGGAAGCGGCTTCGACTATCTTGCAAGCCTTGGTTGCATCGGTGAGCGCGCAAACATAGCAATCACGAAGATAGATGGAATTCTTGCGCTTATCTGCGTCTCTGTCCTGCTCTACCTCAACATCCTTCTTGAGGAAGAGGGTAACGGCTTCCTTAGTAAGAACATAAGCCTTGCCAGTAAGAGCCTTAGTAGCTACGACAGGAATGCCCGCGATAGTGCCGACTTGTCCGTTATAGACAACCTCGCCCATTCTTGCGGCCTTGTAGTCTGCGTCCTTGCGGAGAGCTGCCTTCCAAGCGTTGGGGATTATGACGAAAACGCCGCTTTCGTCCTCAACATTAAGAGCGGAGATAGCGTCAACGATAGCATCGTAGCTGATTTCCTTGCCCTTGGGGAAAGTTACTTTCTGAACGAGCTCAGTTGAACCCGAGCCGGTAGTAGCAAGAGCAGTGTAGAAGTCGGAAGTCATCTTGTTAGACATAACAGAAGTTGCGCCCTGTATACCCATGTCAACGATAACATTGTCCTTCATAAAGTCCTCGTCAAGATAGTCAAAAGCCTGCTGAACCATCTTAACGGTATAGTCCTTACCGACATAAGCGATAGAACCACGAGAAGTATTACCTGCGCCCGCGGCAACCTCTTCTGCTGTGCCAGTATAGGTATAAGTGTTGATTGTCTTTATCATGCCCGCTGTGCCGACAAGACTATCATCAATAGTCATCATGGAGCGCGCATTAATCTTAGTTGAAAGTATATCCTTAGCCTTAGCTTCGATAACTTTGTTGGAATAAACAGAATTTGCCATTGTTAAAAACCACCTTGTAAAATTATTTAATTAGTTGAAGAACCTCTTGAAAACTTCGGGTTGGTTCTTCTCAAGCTCTGAAAGCTCTGCAATAGTCATTTTGGCAACTTTTTCCTTTGTAAGCTCGCCGCCCGAGATACTATCCTTCTTGGGTGAGTTGCCCGCGAGCCTTCTGTCAACTTCTGCTTTAACGGCCGCTTTGAAAAGTTTGTCAAGCTTGTCAATGTTGGCTTGGCTTGTCTCGATATCATCCGAGATAGCGATAATATCGGCAAACTCCGCGCTCAGTCCTCTTGAGCCAAGAACACTTTTAAGTTCGCTTTTGTTCTTCTCAATTTGGAACTGTGCCAGCTGTTCGCGAAGCTCTGCAATTTCATTATCCTTTTCGGCTTTTTCTCTTGCGTCACCGTCAAGCTTAGAAAGTGAAAGCTGCTTTTCGTATTTCTTCTTTTGAGTTGAAAGTGCTTGTGTCACGCGCTTATCTGCTTCGCTCTGTATAAGCGCCATAACTTCTTCCTCTGTATAGGTTTTCGGATTACTATTCTGCGCGCCCGCCTCGTTATCGTTCGTGCCATCAATAGTAGTTTTTGTTTCCATAATTTCCTCTGCCATTTTTCTTTTCCTCCAAAATAAGTTATATCCTCTTTGGATATCCCTTTTAAATTTAGTTGTTTCTTTAACGTCTTACCCCTTAAAAAGACTCTACCACGGGCAGAACACAACAACGACAATTTGGATGCGCGGGAATTGGCAGTGGAGCGTTTATGGGGTAACGCTCCTTATGCAACTTACCGCACACATCACATCTTCGTTCATCTTCATCCGCCCATATTTCGACTTGGGTAATACCGCTATCCTTATATCTTTGTTGCGCGGCTTGTGTTTGAATGTGAGCTGTTTCGGTTCTCACTATGGCGTCCGCGCGGGAGTAGCTGACATTGAACCGCTCTTGTAGGAGTTGTTTAAGTTCAGTCGGCTTCTTTCCCGTGATTACACAATGCACGAGCTCATCATTAAGTGATTGTATAAGTTTATCGGTATTGTCCCAAACTCGCGCGCTAAAGTTCTTACCATCGGCAACCCATACTTCATTTATAAGTTGTTGGACTGTCGAGCTGTCGATGGTTGAGTAAGTCGAAGAAGTAGGAAGTGATATTGAATCATACACCGCGCGCCACTGTTTTTCAAACTCCTTCGACATTAAAGAAATCTGCTTATCTCCCAAGTTCTCAAGCTCTTTCCGAAGTTGCGCTTGCATCTTCCAGTATCTATCAAGCTTGTTTAAGTCGGCTACTGTTGGTTGTTTGCCGTCTGCCATGGAAGCTAAGAGTTTGTTGTAAGTAGCTTCAAAATCGTCTATGGTTTTCTCCATAGCCGCCGCATAGTATTTCTTTTGCTGTGCGCGGATTGCACGAACACTTTTATCTGTTATGCGGGTTTGATTTGAAGCCATTCTTTTTTCCCAATACTCACTCATTTCCTTTCACTTCCTAAGTAGTTTTTTCGCTTAGTCGGTATAATCATTTGCGCCGAAGCTATCACGCCAATTTTTACGCAGTATTTACTGATACATTTCAATTTTTGTATCGCCTTCATACCCCTTTTGGATATGAATCGCGCACGCTGGGAATCCAAAAGGAAAGCCGCAACGACTGGCGCCAATTATGTATAGATATGGAACTCCACCATAGTTAAATAACTTCTTAATACGCCTAAGAGATGAAACAACTTTACTCAATGGAACTAAATAAACTATGTTATCTGCGATTTCCATTGAATGCTCCATTACTTCATCATAAATGCTATAAGGTGGATTAGTAATTATCCAATCTACATGCTCGTTATATTCAAAGAAATCTTTACCTTCATCAATCTCGCACCAGTCTTTTTCAACTGTATCTGGATAATTGTTATAAAAGGCACCCTTACCCTTAAATGCATCTAACACCTTGCCAGATAAGGGAAATTTATCAATAATTAACTTTGCTATTTTTTCTGGTGTATAAACTTTATCAGTTGTAGTATTACCACCTTTACCTTTAACAAATCCCATTATTCTTCACCCCTGCACTATCTTATTCGTCTTCTGCGGCAGTCGGCGCACCAAAATTATACAGGGCCATATTAGCTTCTTTTTGCTTTTTGACTGCCTCAAGCTCCGCGCCGACATCTTTGATAAAAGGAAGCTGCGCGAGAAGTGTAGCATCACTAACAGTTCCTTTAAGATTGTTGACAAGATTAATTGTTTCGGTAAGGTTGACGGGAAGATTACGAACAAAATTAATCCTAATATCGCGCCATTTTGCGTCACTTGCTTTTAGGTTAAGCACATTACAAATAAGCTCAATGCGGTGCTGTAATGCTTTGGTGAATCGTGCCACAATGCCGCTGGCTACGTTCTCGAATCCAACAAGCTTATAGGCAAGTGCTGTGCCGCTCTGTGCGAGGAAAGTCTCGTCTGCCATATCGGGGCAAGCAGTTACTTTGAAGATGTTCTTCTTTATGTTTTCCAATATGTTGACGATTTGTGTGTCGTTGGCGTTCTTGGTAAGCCAACTTGCCTCTGCGCCTTCGGGAAGAACAAGAACACGATTCTCTTTCATTGCGTTTATATCGTCTGTTTCTGCGTCTACTCCCGTAAAGGTGAGGTAAGCATCAACCCACGCATTAAAGTCATCAATCTCGCTTGATTGAAGTTCGTTGTAAGCATCATTCAAAGTTATAACTGAATTGAAGATGTTTTCCTCGTTCTCGTTTAAGTAGAAAACGGTAACGGGCACATCTCCGAAGTAGTGCGGCTCGGTGTCAACCTCAGTGAGCGCGCCACCTAATTCAGGAGTTGTGTAGTGCCGTATTGTGTTCTTGTCATAGACTTCGACTGCGTAAGTCTTATCGGAATCGTCAATGGCATTGAGCTTATACCAACGCACGAAGTAAAGAAGCTCGCAATCAAGAGTGTTGTCAAAAATCGCAAAGCAATTAAGCGGATTTATTTGACTATAACGAACTTGGGAATACTTGTCTATCCATTGGAGTTCATAAGCCACACCATATATAAGTGCATTGGTTATCATTGACATATCCTGCGCGGCACTGTCGTTATAGTTGAGAGTGTCTTGTATGTCGGTTATATCTTCATTACTGGAATAGCTTACGGGTTTGCCGCAAATGTAGCCGCCGTAAGTATCTGTTATTATTTTGCAGTAATTGGTAATTATATGGTTACATTCCTTTGAAGCATCACTATACGACTTGTTAAGAATTGCGTGCTTGCCGCGATAGTAGTTATCCCAAAGTTGAAGCTTCGGGAGCCCCATAGTCATGAACCTATTAATGATTTTTTGTAAGAGTTCCTTTGTGAGTTCAGTATTCTTACTTAAAGTAAACATTTATTTTTTTGCCTCCTCGAAGTAAATTCCCACAAGCTGTGATGGAAGATAGTGCAGTATAGTACCTTGGCCGTTGCTGTCGTCGCGTATGCATCTGTAAATTTTGCCGCCGTCAAGATAATACTTGTCTTTATAATATCTCATGCCTGCCGCGGCGGTTATCGGATTATCAATCGTGCCATCTTCACCAACTGTGATGGGCTCCCAATGCGCGGGAGTCACGCTCGGCCGCCATGTGGGATTAGCGGATATAGCGTTGTAGCAACGGTAGAGTTTCCCGTCATCGCGCACCTTGGCGCCAACAGAATAATCTTTTTCTCCACTCCAAAGTGGATAAAGCTCGGCATACTTTAAAGATTCTGCGTCCGTAGTAATCTTCGTCAATACGTTGTCTATTTTGTTACGATAAGCTTTTGCTTCTGCGCGCGTCATATATCCGTTCCTCCTGTTATTATGGTGAGTGCTTCGGAGTCGGAGATAGGATCATTATCTGACTGCTGGACTTCCGTCCATACTTGGATTATTTCGGTTTCTGTCTCCGTCCATGAACTGGTATAGCTTTTTCCATCAGAAGGGCTATCTGTTAGGATTATTGGCTTATAGCCATTAGCAAGATATATAGCAGCATTATTTGTGAAGATATAGGAATCTTCGGTTTTTAAAGGGTTTGGTGCTCCTCTGAGTTCACCGTCAATAAGTTTTCCGTATATCATTCAATCATCCCCCAAGTAAAAGAGCCTGTGCCTTGATTATAAAAGGTTGTTTTACTCACTAAATCATACATACACGGCACACCGTTTGTATCGAGACACGGGACAAGCTTTTGGGCGTTGCCATCTGTATATCCATACAACCGCATAGCAACCTTATTTCCCGCCCAGTTATTGTTGCCGACGTCAAATATCAATCCATTTGTCGGTGTCTCGAAGTCGGCGATATCGCTCCAAGATTGTTGTAAAATATCATTAACCCATACACCAGTTTTATTCGCTCGGATCTTTGTTCGATTCAATGACGAATCCATCGAAAAACGATAATTTGGATATTTGGAAAAATCGACAGCGAAAATGTTTGGACTTGTGGTTTGAAACATCGCAAGATTCTTTTCATACGCACTCTGACGCGAACCGAACATACCCGCGCTCCTGTTTATTTTACCAACTATCATAAAGTCTATAGTGATATCAGAATCTTGTGTCAGTTTGCGTCCAGTGTCGATATATTGAGTGCCCGAGGACTGCAAATAATCAACTGCGGTATAGCCTTCAGGTAATCGCTCTGAATCTTCTAATACAATTCTTCTTACCATCATGCGCCTTCACCAACCTTTTGTATACTAACGACTTTATTAATAATTGTAACTTCCCAAGTTTCGCCATTCTTTACTGTTGGTATCTTGCCTATATATTTAACAGTTGTGGGAAAAGCAAGCTCAATATCTCCTTCATCCGCAAAAGTAATCCAAATAACGTCCGCGGCAACTGTAGGCGTTGAAGGAGGATTAATTGTTAGTTTATGAACCTGTCTTAAAATATAATAGGAATTATTAGTTAAATTCAAAGTCGCTGAAGTATAGGAAGCGTAGTTAAAAATTTTCGGCTCTAAGGCTATTTTATTGCTTCTTCCGTTAATGAATAAGGCTGTTGAGGAAGCATTATCTGTTGATAACTTATCAAGGGCGAGTTTGTTGTAGTGCGTATGCGGCGTATATGAGAGCAAATAGTCAAGTGCTCCTTTTACCCCTTCTTCTTGCTGACTTGAAGGAACCTTAGAGTTTATGTAGTCTATGTCCTCCGCGCGCAAGGTAAGTGCAGAATCAGCTACTTGCGGCATATCTGTTTTTGAAGGTTGCCAAGAGATTAGGTTGCCGTTAATGGAAGGCTTGTAATAGCCACCATCTTCACCATCTTTACCTTTTAAGAGAGCTTCGGAAAAAGAAAGAGAAGCGTTGTTCTTTTGAAATTCAATCATTCCTGCGCCTCCTTAAACCACATAAATTCTTGCTTTAAAGTTTATATCTTCGCCATTATGGGCTATCGTGTAGAAGTAACGGGCGCGCGCTTTGTGAGTAGGAAAAGTAAACTTAAACGCCCACTTCCCCACATCCGTATAGTAAGTTCCGCCTACTTCCTCTATAAGTGCGCCGTCTTCGTCAAAAATACGAAGCGCGCAACCATCTGTTATAGTCGTTCCATCAGTATCTCGTATCGTTGCGGTTATCGTCATATCTTCTCCATCCGATGTACGAACCGCGTCATATAAGTATTCAATCACTTAGTATCTACCTCCTTCTACATTTAAATGCCAAGACTTGCTTTATTTACCGTCTTTAGCCTTGTAGTTGTATAAACATCGCTATACCCATATCTGCAAGCATCTATAGCGTGACTCCATTCATGGGTTGTATTGTCGGTGTATTCACCAGTTTGTTTTGACTTGATATAGGAGAAGTTCTCAAGTTCGGTTATAAAGTTCTTGCACTTTGGGCTTACCACAATAAGGTTATCTTGAAGGAACATTAAGCCCGCTTTAACGCTGCCCGCGCCCTTCTTACAAGCTTCTGCGCGGAGTCCCTCTTGACGAAAATAGTCAATGCTGCGCGCTTCGGCGGAGTCAACAAAAACCTTCGTTTTAGCCAGTCCCATATCACGAATTGCGCCCGCCAGTTCTCCAAGTTGGCAACCGCTTTTATAGAATTCGTTGAAGACATAGATGGTTTTGTTTTCTCTGTCGTAGAGAGTATCGATGATTGCGGACTTGTCTACGAAGCCTATATCCATGCCCGCGCGGCGCTCAAGTTTGCTCGCAAGCTCCATCTCGTTGAAGTCCTCTACTCGCCAGTTAGTGATTACGAGTCCCTCAGGGTTAACGCCGTATTCACCATAGTAATATACGCGCGCCTTAGCGGGATTTCTAACTCTCATATCCTCCATAGCATCAATATACTCTTGGGAGATAAAAGGATTATCCTTAAAAGTAAAGTGTAGTTTAATGCTATCTTTAGGAGGATTAACCTCTACAAAGTCATAAATCCAAGAGTTTTTACTAATAGGGTTCCAACTCATAATAATTTGTTGGTTTTCATTCTTCGCGCGCATACGCAAGTTAATTTGCTCTACAATCTCTTTTGGCACTTCAAAAGCTTCTTCTATCCAAAAGCAGCCAACATTATTAATAGAAAGTAGCTTCTGCTCGTCATCCAAACCCAAGTGAATTATCTTGCTTCCGTTAGGAAACTCAATACTCATATCGGTTTCTTTAATCTTGACATATTCGGTGAGCTTCCATTTAGCCAAAATCTCCTTAAATAAAGAAAAGCAGCTATTACGCAATGTAGAACCATAACGGCGGCAAACCGCGATAGTTATTTTTTCGCGGCAGGCTCTAATAATTAGCTTTTGAGTAATGCTATAACTCTTAGAGGAAGCTGCTCCGCCATACCAGAACTCCCATCGCGTAGAGTAGTCAAAAATATAGGGATAAGCCTTGGGGGTAAATATTTTTTTATTTAGATTAAGTTGCACGTTCAATTATCATTACCTCCTTGGCTTCTGCCGTTTTTTTAATTATTCTTCTACGTTTATTGTAATAGAATTCTGAACTTCTGCTTGGACTTTCTGAACTGGTGCATATCCAAGACTATCCAATATGTATTTTGCAGCCTTAAAATCACCATCGCGCGCCAACTGTTCGATCGTAGCTTGAGCCATTAACTCATTATCTTTCCACTTCTCTTGTAGTCTCTTTGAAAGATACTCCTTGAACTTGGGTTGTCTGCGCCATGCAGAGTAAGTGTTATTGCTGAGTCCATATTCTTTGCAAAGTTCCTTACCAGTTTTAAGCGGATTAGATATCATAAATTCAATAAAGTCCATCTGACGAGTGGTTATATGATTTTCTGCCATTTTTTCTACCTCCTTTCTTCTATGTTAGAAAAAAGCGTAAGCTATTGCCTACGCTTTTATGCACTATGCAACGTATTCGAGAACGCCCAATAATCCGCCTTCTTTCTCAATTAACGATAAGGGTAAGAGATAACAATAAGTTATCTGCTCTGGATGGTTTATCTCTTTTGCGCGCCCGAATCGATATAAGCTTCGAAGCGTTTTAAAGTCGATGAAATATATCTTTTGTTCGCTTTCGGAAACAATACAATAAACTTCATAGTCTGAATACATATTGCCTTTTACTTTTGTGTTTTCTCGCTTGTAGTAGACTGCTTCCTCGCAAAGTATGTTATGGGTTTCTCCTATGCGCGAGTCGTTCTTAACTTCAATATAGAAAAGGCTTCCATCTTGCGCGCGGCCCTCAATGTCTCCTTTGTGGTAGAATTGCGGATCGTCTCCAACCTCGCGGAAAGTATATTTATTTGTAGAGGAAGAAAGTAAAGAACAAACTAAATGTTCGGCTTTCTTTCCCTCGTTTAAGTCATAGTAGAATGTTGATACCATTTCTCTCCCTTCTTGTTTTGGTTTTTTTATTGCGGGCGTTAGTTGGTATGGACTAACGCCCGCTATAATGAAGGAAGCTATTGAAGGGATCTTATAATGGCTTTTTTCCCTTTCACTTCCAAGTAGAGTTTTGCGGCTTAGTGTATATTTTTTTCGTCCCAAAATTGGGCTTTGTAGAAATTTTTAAGAGGTTCGAGACTTTTGGCTAACTTGTCTTTGGCTTCGTCAACCTCTTCTTTGGCTTTGTCAAGCTTGTCTTTGGATTTGTCAAACTTGATTGTGGATTTGTAATACTCGACTGTAGCTTTGTTAAGCTCGTTTATCTGCGCGGACTTCTTTCAGACTTTGACGGCGCGCGGCGTGGTGCTTTCTGGTTGTGCGGGAGTGGTTAGACATATCCTTGTCTATTTTTCGAAATACGAGCCATATAATGGCTAAAGAGAGAAGAGTAGCAATGACGTATGATATTATGAGTTCTATTATTTCTGACATGGTTAAAACCTCCATAAAATATAAGTTAGATTACAATGCGCGGCCCTTGTGTAAACCGTATCACATAACCCTCGCGCGCCTTGTGGGTTAGTGGGTAAGCCAATATTTAGATTTCAAGTATGTTGTTTACGATGTGCTCTGCTTCTTCGTGGGAGAAGTCAAGAGATTCGATATACTCAATGCGCTCCTGCGCGGACATTGTGCGGAAGTTCAAGCACATTCTATCAAGCCACTTCTTTTCTTTTCGGATATATCCATCACAACCTACTTCGTCATAAAGATAGGAGAAGTCCTTCTCGTTATCTATTTCTTTTTTATTATTATTATTTATTCCTTTTATATTATACACATTCTCAGATTGTGCCGGCGACACAATTTCAGATTGTGCCTTTAATTCTGATATTGTGCCTTGAGATTTTGATATTGTGTCGACACAATTTGATGTTGTGCCTTGACACAATTTCATATTGTGGCTTGACACAATTTCAGATTGTGCCTTGACACAATTTGATGTTGTGCCTTCCGCATAGATGGCAGAAACTAAAACAAAAAGCTTTCCTTCTTCTAATTTTAACCACCCTCTATCAATTAAGGCCTTGCGCGCTTTATTGTATGTTTGCTGAACCATGCCAGTTCTTTCACAAATCCACTTCTCACTAACTCCGAAGCTACCATTGCCTTGTGTTCCCAACAAAACGCACATTAGCTTTATTTGATTACCATTCTTTCCATCAAGTGTATTAAATACTATATCAATTAAATCTTGCGGAAGTTGATAAAATATTCCTTGTTTTTTCTTTCCGCTGTGGTAAAGTTTTGGTGCTTGTTTAAAGTTCATAGTTTTGTCCTTCTGTCCTTTGTATTTTTTTAAAGAGAGGGTGCGGGCGGACAGTACCCTTAGAGAAAGTAGCTAACTTTCCTTCGCCCTCTCGTTAATTAAGTGGATTTTTTATCCATTCACTCTAAAAAAATGCGTCCAATTTTCCAAAAAAATGAATTTTCACGCGCCTCTGTTTAAACCTCCCCATATTTTGCATTATACTTACATTGCGCGTGAGCTTTCTTCGTATTGTTTTTTCCATTCTTCTTCTGCGCGACGATATGCTTGTATATCGAACAGAACAAAGTCTAAAACTTCTTTTTGCTTATGTTCGTTCATTCCACAATTACCTTTTAAAAAACTCGATAAATGTGTCGGCTTAACATTGACGTGCGCGCAGATAAAACGATTTGTGCGTCCTGTCTCTTTTTTATATTGCTCGACAGTTTCTTTTAAGGTTCCCCAGTCCATCATTGCGATACCTCCTTTTTGACTGAGTGGTTTTCTTCTCCTTTCGATTATAAGTGGATTTTTTATCCATTCACTCTAAAAAATGCGTCCGAATTTTCCGGAAAAATAAATTTTCACGCGCATACTTACATTGCGCGCGAGCCTATTTTCATAAGACTTTGCGCTAAAAGTGAAAAAGAACCTTCTAACCATAAAGGCTAAAAGGTTCTTTCTTCTTTTCTTTTTCCTTTTCTTCGGACTACTCCGCGCGCGAGCTTATTTTTGCGGCTTTTTCATATTGTTTTTCCGCTCAAAGTGCCCGCGCGCATTGTCAGGCTTTAGGGATAAGTTCGTCTATATCTGCCTTGATATCCTCTATATCTTTGTGTATT